GACAGCTCGAAAATGCAGATCTCGCGGTCTTCCTGCACCTTGCGGTTGATCACCCACGTCTCAGGCGGGAAATAGGCGGATGCGTCGGCCTCGGGCATCCCGTCCAAGAACTTGGCGAAGGTCCGAATCCGGGTCAGCTTGGCGTTGACCAGCCCGCCGTACTCCAAGTTCATCTGGGTGAATGGCCCCAAGATGTTCGAAAAACTGATCTGCGGTCGCGGCTGGGTGGTCGTCATGTTCCACTCGAAGTTCCGGGTCTCGGCTGGCCATTGCGCGTACTGGCGGCCACCGAAAACGATGTCGGTGCGGTTGATCTGGTTGCCAGAGTGGAAGTACAGCACGCCGTCCCAGCCTTCCACCAGCACCGCGCCCACCGGTCTGAGATCGAGCTGGAACAGGTCGATCACTGCTGTCGGGTTCAGCTTGACAGCTTCTAGTAGTAGTTTGCCTCGGACCATTAGTACAGCTCGAACACCTCCCTGATTGTCACTTCCAGAATCGCGTAATCAAAACCTTTCTCCGTCACGGTCCAGCCTTGGTCGGCCACGAACGTGCCAGCTGCGTCCTGATACGGCGTGAACCAGAACGCTTGGCAGCCCATCGTCGAGATCAGAAACTGTTCCAGCGTGTAAATCACGTCGCGCGTCTGATCCACTTTGACCGTCACCTGACGCGGCAGATAGTTGATCCATTCAGGCGTGCGCTGCTCGTAGCCGTCGCCGAATTTGGCGATCATGATCCTCGGGGTCGCCTTCTTCTGGGTCTCGTAGCTAATCGGGATCGTGGCGGGCCAAGTCGGTGTGATAGCCATAAGCCTATGAGGTGTTGCGGTTCAGGATGCCGCCGGGTCGTTTCTGGCGCACGATCTCTTCGCGCACCACGTTGTTGATCACCGTCTGGAACTGGGCGATCTGCTCCTTGGATAAGCCAGAGCCGCCGCCGCGCCCGACATCCGCTGGCGTGGTCTGGCTGCCGCCCATGTTGATCGTCGTCGCCACGGTCACGTTCTGCACGCCGCCCGCGCCGCTGATTGACTGGCTGGGCGGGATGTTCTGCGGACTGTAGCCGCCCACACTGCCGCCGCCCGCGTACTTGGCAAAACCCCATGTGCCTTTGTTCATGGCGTCGATCATCGCGATGCCGTACTTGTCCACGGCACCTTTGTGCAGCACGTACTCGCCCGATGTCAGCATGGTCGGCACTCGATCGATCCCGCCCGGCCCGGTGACCATGCCGCCGGTCTGTGCGGACGCGGTGATGATGCCGAATCCTTCCAAGGACGGGCCGCCCACCGTGCCCACCGCAGTTTGCCCCAGCGACCCTAGCCACTTCATGAGCTGGCTTTCAATGAGCTGCATGCCGATCTTCCAGAGCTGGTCGATGATCTCCTTGGCCATCTGTTTGAAGGCGTCACTGGCTTTCTGGCTGCCGTCAATAATCGACATGAACCCGCCGCTGATCGATTGGAATGCAGTGTCAAAATTGTCGATCAGCGACTTGCCGGTAAACGCCAGTTGCTCTGATTTCTTGGTGGCTTCCTCGGCTGCCTGCCCCCAGAACGAATTGGCCGCCCCAACCTTCTGCAGGTCCGCCGTGATCTTGAGAAGCTTCAGGTCGATCTCGTCCAGCTTCATCTTGTACTGCTCGGCCAGCTTGGTGTCGTGCGCTTTCTGCGCCGCCTGATACGCCGCTTCCAGCTTCGCGCGGACGTTTTCTAAAGCAGATTGTTCCTGCTTGTACAGGTTCAACTCCTCTTGATACGCCTGCGCGTCGGTGATCATGTGCGCATGGCGCTTCTGCTCGACGATCTCAATCTGTGTGCCGAATTTCTTCTCGGCCTCGTTCAGCTGGTCGGTCAGCGATTTCTCCTCGCTCAGATCCTTGGTGGCCTTGTCTTTGCCTTCCACTTTAGGCACCCCGGTCAGCTTGCCTTTGCCCGCAGTCTGGTCAGCTTGCTCTTTCTGCGCCTTGTTCCACTCGTTCATGTACAGCTTGCCCCAGTCGGTCATCAGCATTGAGCCGCTCTGTTCCTTGATCAGCGACGCGTAGCCCAGCTCTTTACCTGTCCGGGTCTCAAATCCGCCAGTGTCCACCTTGCGCCCGGCCACCGTCTTCCAGCTGGTGTCCATGATGTGCATGTGCGCGTACAGCACCTTGCCGGTCTGGTCGATGATGTTGACGTAGTCGCCCAGCTTCAGCCCGAATTGCTGCATCAAGGACACTGAGACCGCGATGTCGTTGGACTTCAGCACGTTGCCAAACGGGCCTATCAGCGTCGCCCCCGTGTACTCGCCCACCACCGGCCCGTATTGCATCGCCCGCACACCGGGCGTCGCGCCCGGCACCGGTGGCGCGAACTTGGCTGCCGCCCCAGCTGGGCCGAAACCACCCACGCCTCCCTGCAACAGCATGTTGGGCATGTTCTGCATCGTCGTATTCAAGAGGTCCACAGACGCCTTCAAGGCGTTGTTCGCGTTCTTCAGCGCATCGCTCGCACTGGTCTGCGTTTTGGTCGTACTAGTCTGGTTCTTGGTCGCGTCCTCCCCGGCTTTCTGCGCATCGATCAGATCCTGCTGAATCTTGCGCTGTTCCTCTTCCGCACGGGTATCCGGCTGGCCACCCAGTCCCAGTGCTTCCTTGGGCGTGCCCGGTAGCGGGGCCACCGTGGTCGGCGGCTTGCTCATGGTCTCGATGAAGCTTTGCCAGCGAGCCTTGTTGACCGCCACAAAGTGGTCCCAATACTCTTGCAGATCAGACATGGTGCCGTCCCACATGTGCTTCAAAAGAGCTTGGAGTTTCGGCGTCACGTTCGCTTCGAAGTACGCCACGAACGCGTCCAGTCCGTCATAGAACGATTTCTCAATTCCGTGCTCCTTGACGTAGTCGATTGCGGTCATCAGGTTGATCCGCAACTGCATGGCCATCTCTTGAATCTGGGGCTGGTGCCCGGTAAAGAATTCGTCCAGCGTCTTCAGCGGTTCCTTAAATGCGGCTATCAGCGCCGCGCCCAGCGGTTCAAGAATATCCACGTGAATAATCTGCTCCAGCTGGTTCATTAGGCCGCCGAAACTTTCGCTGGCTTCCTTGGCCGCCGCGTCGTTCTCGTGCAGCGCCTGAGTGAATCGGCCCATAATCGCCGTGGCGTCGGCGTGCTTCTTGCTCATGTTCTCGATCGCCACCGCGTCCTGCGAGCTGATAAGGTGCAGATTGACCAGACCTTCCAACATCTGGTAGCGCATCGGCGTACCGCTCAGGATGTAGTTGGTCACTTTGCCGATCTCCTGCCCCAGTTGCGCCGCGCTCTGCCCGCTTACTGCCTGCGCGCCCGCCAAGATCCTTAACGCCTGCGAGGTTGTGATCAGGCCGCCACTCAAACTCTGCAGGCGTTCCACGCCTTTCTGCGCATCGTCGAACGACAGGAAACCACCTTGCCCTCCGGTGACGAAGTCCTTGATCTGCTTTAGCTCGTCACCTGCCGCCTTAGCTGAGCCCAGCATATTCTTGAGCTGGATGTCGAGCTTCTCCTGCCCCAGCGCCTCGCCGAATCCTTCTTTCAGCGCATTCATCAGCGCGTTAATCGGGGCCATCACAGCTTGGGTCGCCGCGTTAAAGGCCACCATCGCGAAGGTAAAGCCCGCCATCCCCACCCCGCCTCGGGCCATCGCCAGCCCCAGATCCTCGGTGCCGCGAATCAAACGCCCCAGCCCGCCCATCATCATCGGCAGCCCCAACACCTTGGAATAATCTTCCGCCGCCCGCGTGGCGTTGATGAATTGCCGGGATGCGCGGCTGCCATGTCCTTCCACCGCTTTGGTGGCAGTCTCCACGTCGTGCCCCATTTTCTTCATGCCCTCGCTGACCTTCTTGGCCCCGGCGTCACCCTTTTCGCCCATGTCGGTCAGCGCCTTGCCAACGTTCTGCGCCTCTGTCTTGGCCTGCGAGCCGTCAACGTCAACCTTGAGGGAAAGATCAGCCGCCATAAGCCGCGAGCGTAATCAGTGGCGGGGCAAAATTCCAGCAAAAGTCTATGGCGACGCCGCCTGAGCCTTCTTGCGCTGCTGGTCGCGTTCCTCGCGTTCCTTGCGTTTGCCCTGCCAGTAGCTGCGCATTTCCTGATCGAGCGCCTGCCAGATGTCGATCAGATCCAGCGGCTCGTAAAACGTCACAGATTGATTCAGGCGCGTCATCGCCTCCATCTCGACCAATGAGATGGGGTTCACGTCCAAACCGCTCTGGCGGGCTCTGGCGAGCGTGTAGAAGGCGTCTAGCAGGTCTCGCTGCCAGACCTCCAGCTCTGGGCGCTTGTAATAGTCAGGCGAGACCAGATGCGGCTCGGTCTCGGCCAGATCGCCCAGAAAGTCATCGAGGTGGCTGTACTGTACCTCCCACCGCAGCGCCGCTTTTTAATGCCGCGATGTCCGCAGCTTTCTCCTGTGCTTGGAAGTTCTCCAGATTGTTAGCCTCGGCTTCCACCCACGCCTTGAACGGCGGAATCCGCAGCGCCTTGATCGCTGCCTCTTTGCTGTACGCCGTCACTTCCCCGGCCCGCTCCAGATAGACCGCACCCCGCCAGCTCAGCAACACGCCTTTGGCCATCGCCTGTATCTCGGCCTCGTCCCGGCCTTCGATGTCTTCCATCCATTTGCGATGAAACCGCTTCTTGATCTCGGCATTGAGCGCCCGGCGGTAGACCGGGTTGCTGCTGCTGGCAATCAGAAACTCTGCCGGTTGCTGGCTGCCGTTGTCACTGTGGTCCGGGTACTCGATCCAGACGCCTTTGACATCCTTGTCCGCATCCGTTTTCAGCTCGTATAGGTTCATACTTTTTCTTGCCCCGGAGCATGGCGCGGCGCGTGCGGTTTGGCAAGCTCGCGGTGCGCCGTGGTCACCCGCTTGGGACCGCGTGGCCGCCCAGCCCGGTGCGCGGTCGTTACCCGCGCCGCTGCCCGTGCCCGTTTCGGCCTGCCGATGCGCGCCCTAGTAGCCATCAGCCGCGTTCTGTTCCCTGATCCATTTGTACTCGGCCATCAGCGCGTGCGTCTCCTTGAGCGGCAGCGGGTTCTTTGGCGCGCGCCCGTGCGGGCACTTGAGCATCGGTTCCTCGGTCATGGCGAAGATCCGGCACACGAACGGTCGCTTGTCGTAGATCCCGCATTTGCCTTCCGGCGTCACGTAGATGCAGGTCGCGCAGTTGAAGTGCCAGTCGATCCCGGTGTTCGCCTCTATCAGCTGTTCCAGCGCCTTGATGTTCAGTTCCAACAGTGGCGCGCGCTGCAGTTCCAGCCGGGTGAAGTACACCGGCCCGCAGCAGTCGTGGCAGCCGGGGATACATTCCATCGGGCCAATCGCGTCGATCAGCCGGTAGATCCGCTTCAGCCGTCTCTTTTCTTCGTGCTCGCTGAGTCTGTCCGCTTGCATTTTCGTCGGTACAGAAACACCCCCAGACCGATCCCAGCGGCGCACACGGCCAACATCAAGGCCAGCGTCTCGAATCCGGCAGGATTGTCCGGGTCGGAAAAGAAGTGCATGTGAGGATAGCCCGTGTCATGCCCGAAAGCTGACAGGACCGACAGTGGAACCAAGCTAACAGCTGCCAATAGTTTGTTCATACTTAATGCATCGGCACCGTGACATGGAAGAACGCCAGCAGCAACCAGATCAGGCTCAGGACCACCACCACCACGCAGACCACCAGCACGATCTTCATTATCGGGGCCGGGGCGAATTGACTCACCACCCAGTACAGCAGACACACCACCACCACCAGCACCAGCCACTGGATCAACAGAATCACGTCGCGCCCTCGAAGTCGTTGCGCGGTTTGCGCACCGGCTCTGGCGCAGGGTCGCCATTATAGATGGCCCGCAGCCGGGCCGCGCCGCTCTTCAGGTCGCCGGTTACGTACTCGTCGATCGCTGAACTCATCCGCGCGCAGGCCGCCGTTGACGGGTCGGCTTCCTTGGTCGCCGCGTAATCAGGATTCGTCAGGTCACTGGTCCGCGCCTGCGTCACCGCATCTTCACCGTCAGCCATGTTTTTCGTCTCCCAGCTCGCTGCTCGCAAAGCTTCCCACGATCGGCGCTTCGTGTTCTTTGACCTCGCTCACCATCGCCGTGGTCTTGATCTGGCGCTCTTCGATCCTTTTGAGGATCGTCAGGATTTCATCAAGTCTTTTGCTGTCGTCCTCCATAAACACCTCGCATAACGTTCGCGATCTCGAATTCAAGATTCGTCCGGCGGCCCACTTCTGGGCACGCACGGGCTCGGCCCGTCCGCACCCGCCCGCTTCTTGGCAATGAACGCCTGCCGCCGCCGGTGCTGTTCCTGCCGCTGGTCGCTGTTCGGGCCGCCAGTCGGCTCGTTGTAGGCGGGCACCGGCACGCCTTTGCTGGCGTTGGGCATGGGGTCCATGCCCTGTTCAACATTCTGGGTCGTGTCCATAAGTTTAGGCGTTCACCGTGAACGGCGTCAGAGCACTGATCAGCCCGCTGTTGGGGTCTTGCACTTGGAAATTCACCACCCCGGTTGTCGCTGGCAGCGTGTAGACCGCATCGATCTCGATTGCGCTCACGTAGGTCGCCGGGATCTGGAAGCCATTGACCAAGACCAGATGCGACGGCTCGAAGTTCGTGCCTGTCACCTTGACTGCTACGGTCGGGCTTGCCGCAATCGACGCCGCGCTCGGGGTCAGGCTGACGATCGTTGGCTGGATTGCCGGTGCCAGCATTTCGCAGATCTGGATCTCGTAGCCCAGCGTCTTATCCCTGAACGCTGAGTACGTGGTGTCGATCATCACGTCGGTGTTGATCCCGGCCACGTCGGTCTTGCCGGTGTCGTATTGCAAGCTCGGGATGTCGATCGATATTGCGCCCCCAGCCCCGTCCGTCAATACACAGCCGAAACTCGACTTGGTGTGGCTGATGAACATGGACAGGATGGCGTTATCGTTGAAGTACATCTGCATGCTACCCTTCACCTCGCACCGGCCCAAACCTACACCATACAAGTCCGCCTGCCCGATCGCGGCCAGCGGGCGCAAGTTGTTGTTCAGCTCGATCGTCATCATCTTGATCCCGGTGTTCACCGGAGCACCGCCTTGGCTGATCTTGCCGATGTTGTTCGAACAGTTCAGCACCGGGTTGGTCGTCTGCGGATTGTAGCCGCCAGAGCTGGCGCTGGTGCTGCTCGGCTTCGCCCCCTTGCCGATAAAGTCGCACGTGCCGGTGGCGATCTTCTTGGCTTCCAAGGTCAGCTTGAAGGTGTTGTTCATGCAGCCCGAATACAGCTGGAACGAAGTCGGCGTCAGATTCTTTTCCAGCGCCATCGAGTTGCGCACCACACCGTTGCGGTAGGTCTTGGCATTGAATGCTGCCGGGCCGGTATAGTCTGGGACCGCATCCACCGTCAAGGCGGATTTATCCGTCGAGATCGACTGAACGAAGACCACTACGCCGTCCAATAGCCCGCTGGTTGTCCCGGTGAACATCAGCCGCTGGCCCGCCAGCACGTTATTGAATCCGCCAGCCGCCGCCACGATCGTGCGCGCGGATGCGGTGCAGGTCACGTTCATGCTGATCAGGTTCAGCACGGTCGGCGTACAGAAGAGCGCGTTCTGGATCAAGAGGTCAAACTCTTGGGTTGACAGCTCGAACTCGTAGCCGCCCAAACTCGAAAAGCCCACCAGCAAAATGTCGGGGATCTGCCGGTCGTCCCGCAGTTCGGCACTGACCACCGTTTCCTTTCCGAAATTGAGCGTGTCCTTGATGAACCGTGACTTCCGAAACTTCGGGGATGGCGGCAGCACGCTCCACGATTGCTCGGCGATTTGGGCTAAAACCGCAAGATTGGCGTCTGACATGGCAATTTTCCTTTACACTATTTCAAGCTAATTCGTCCACATTATTTCTTCTTCTTACCGGCCACGGCAATCGACGGAAACTTTCGCTTTACTTTTCGGCGCACCTGAATCTTCTCGCTCGGCGTGCCGTGTTGACTGACTCGCGCCAGCGCGTTCCGCCCATGACTAATATCAGGGATCGGGTAGCGTCGGCCCGGTAAGGCGAAGGTCGATTTCGGCAACGCCTTGCGCTTCTTGGTTGTTAGTACTGCCATATTGCTCCTTTTAGGTTGGCGTCACGGTGAACGGCAGCGGGTCGGTCTCGGTGCCCCACGTCCTGTTCACCACGGTGACATTGATCGGCCCCGGCGGCGGCAGCGGCAGCTCGACCTCGGCGGTCAGCTCGGTGTCGCTCACGTAGGCGTTCGAGAGCACGTTGGCGTCTGGCATCGAGATGTTGCAGGTGTCATCGAATCCGGTCCCGGTTGCTGTTATGGTCACCGTCGTGTTCTTCACCCCGGTGTTCGGATTGATTGCCGTCAGCGTCGGCGGCGTCGCGAGATCCTTGACCGTGTGATAGCCGTTATAGTTCAGCCGCCACATGGTCGGCACCCCGTCCTGCTCGAAGTCGTCGTTGGCGATCTTGTTGAAGACCAGCCCTTGGTTGTGCCAGTTGTTCAGGATCGAAAGCACCTCGTCCGCCGGTACGCCAGCCGCAGCGGTGAAATCGCTCACCGGCGGGTCGATTGAATGGCGCAGCGCTTTGCCGGTCAGCAGATCCTGCATGACCAGTGCTTGGTCGGCTGCCAAGTCGCGTTCTGCTGTTTTTTCGTATGGCATAATTTCCTCCTGTTAGGCTGTCACGGTCAGCGCCGAATTAGCAGTGGTCTGGCCGGTCTCGCCGTCATAGATGGTCACCTGTACGGTGCTCGGCGAGGCTGGCAACGAATACTTCATGATCATCTGGGTCTTGCTCACGTAGGTCGTGGACTGCGCCACCCCGGCCACCTGCGCCACCTGCCTGCCCCGGACGTTGGTGCCGTTGATCGTGATGCTCACCGGCTTCCCAGCTGCCGCCGCGATCGAGGTGCTCGACGGGCTCAGGCTGGTGATTGTCGGCGCGTTCTTGGTCACCCCTTGGTTCTTGACGTAGACCGCCTCGCCCATGTGCGTCAGCCTCCACGCGGTCGGCACGCCGCCGCCAGCGTCGTTGCGAATCAAGCCGTTGACCTGCCCTTGGGCATGCCACCGGGTCAGCGAGGCCAGCAGCGCCGTGTTGTCGCTGATCCCGGTGAAATCCGATACTGCCGGACTCACCGAATGCCGCAGCGGTTCGCTGCATGATGTCAGCTGGGTCAGCGCCGCCGTTTCGTCGGCCACCAGCTGTTGTTCCGGCGTCATCTCGGTCTCTTCCGCCGTGTCTTCCGTCTCTACAACTGCTTCTTCATCTGTTGCCATACTATCCTTTTTTGTTAGATCTCGAATTCAAGATTTTACACTCCCACCAGTAGCGCCGCCGCGCCTCTGCGCCTCACCACACCATCCGCAGCGGCGGCGTCGCCCGTCTCGGTCGCGATCAGCGGACCTGAGATAGCCAAGCCTGCCCCACCGGCTGACATGGTGTCCGGTGCTTCGGTTGCCGACAACGTACCAAAGGCGTTGGCGAATGCCAGCACTGCCGCCGTGTCTCCAGCTTCGGTCGCCGTCAAGGCCGCCTGCCAGTACACGCTGCCGGTGCTGCTGCTAGCGTCCGGTGACTCGGTCACCGACAGCGTGCCAAAGGCGCTGGCAAGGCCGGTCATCACTGCCGCGTCGCTGGCCTCGGTCGCGGCGAGCGTGGCTATCCATCTGACTGTCCCGGTGCAGCTAGCGGTATCACTACCATCGGTCACAGCGAGCGGGCCAAGCACCCCAGCCAGCCCGGCGATGGCCGCCGCGTCACCGGCCTCGGTCACGCTCAGCGCGCCAGAGATGGCCAAGCCCGCCCCGGCAGCGGACATCGTGTCCTGCGCTTCCGTGGCGGCCAGTGTGCCGGTCGCGTAGATGCCGCCTGAGATCGCTGCGCTGTCGCCCGCATCGGTCGCGGCCAGCGTGCCTTTCCAGTCAACCACGCCGGGGCTCGCCGCCGTGTCGCCCGCCTCAGTCGCCGACAAGGTGCCTGTGACAGCTGGCGTTGCTATCGTGCCGCTGATACTCGCCGTATCGTTGGCCTCGGTGCTCGCCAAAGTGCCCGTGCCATAGATGCCGCCCGCACTCGCTGCCGTATCACCGGACTCGGTCGCGGCCAGCGTGCCCTTCCAATCCACCACGCCGGTGCTGCTGGCAGTGTCGCCTATCTCCGTGACCGCCAGCGTACCCTTCCAATCCACCGTCCCGGTGATGGCTGATACGTCACCAGCCTCGGTCACCGCGAGCGTCGCCACCCACTTAACCACACCGCTGACAGCCGCCGTATCGCCAGCCTCGGTCGCCGCCAGTGATCCGCTAACCCCTGAACTGACAGTGCCTGACCCAGCGCACCCATCCCCAGCGTTTGCACCGCTCGCGTAAAAGCTGAACCCGTAACCTGTCAGAGTGGTGCCGCCAGCCGGGAAAGTGGTTGGCATCGAGCCCGTCCAACTTAAACTGGCGTAATAAAGGTTTCCGCCACTGATCCCTGAATCGTAGAACCCGGCCACCATGCCCTCACCGGTATTGATCTCGTGGGCGATCCAATAGGTGCCGGGAGCTAATAAGGTTGGGGGAAAAGGGATCGTGAACCACGCTGCATGCGCAGTGTCTGCCCCTAGCGTCACGGCAGTGACCGCGCTTTGCACCAACAACGACAAAGGAGTATCGGGGCTGCCGGGGCTGTTAGTATAAAGTCCCGCCAGAAAATGCACCGGATTGGCCCCGCTCGAAAGCGAGCCGTAGAAGCTGATCGAGGTGATCAGGGCCTGCTGGCTTAAGGTCAATTCCTGAGCATAAATAGGCTGCATTGGCCCATTGCTCGCGCCCACCGGCGTGTAGGCGGTATTGAACACTGTGCCCTCCGTCGCCGACATAGTCCCGGTAACGGCAGTGCCGCCGCTCAGCGTGGCATACAGCGAGAATTGATACGGACCAGTGCTTGCGCTTGCACTCGGGAATGGGTTCGCAAGCGCGCCTGTCCAGCCTTGTGGATTGTACCATTCACCAACGTTGCCGCCGGGGGCTGGGTTAAGGTAGCACGCTGATAGACCACCGGCGTCGTTCTGGATCGCAATCCAGTAATCGCCGGGCGCGAGGACCGGATTAGTGGTCGTCGGTATCGTGACAAGACCGGCAACTGATTGCTGTACGGCTGTCGTGGCGATCAGATTTCCCGCAAGTCCGCCTGACGCAGTGGCGTCATAGATTCCTAGCAAATAACTAACTCCCACCGCCGTGCCCGTGTACAACCAGATGCTGATCGATTGAAGCGTGCCGGATTGCGAGAGGGTCGCCTTGACGGCTGTTATCCCAGAGAACCCACCGCTACTCGGTCCTTGTGCCGGGTCGCCAAGAGTAATAGATCCGCCAGTTGATACAGATCCAGAACTTGCCGCCGTGTCGCCGCCCTCGGTCGCGGCCAGCGTGCCGGTGGTCGGTCCTGTTCGTTTAAAAGCAACCAGTGCCGCCGTCCAATTTTGCGCAGACGCCAAGGTGGCTGAGCCACTGATCGAGCCCGCTGCCACGATCTGCTCACCTACCGCATTTCCCCACGGATCGCCCAAGTCGCGTTTTACATAAGACCCAGCGAACGTCACCGCCGCATTGCCCTTCGGCGCTACCGCAAAGAAGATTAAATCTTGCAGTGTCGTCGTCATCGAGCCGGTTGAAACGCTGGTGCCTGCTGTCGCCGCCCCCGCGCCGGTCGCGATGTCAACCGGATTCGCTGCCGCTATGTTCGCGCACTCGAAAGCTTGTACATCAGGATAAGGCTGCGCAGTGAAATGCGCTGTCACCTGATTGCCGGTCTGCGCTTTGATATTCGCGGCGTACCAGATCTGCGTGTAAGAATCCCCGGCGGTGTCGTTGTAGCCGTTATCGACTGGGCTGTAGGTATTGCCCGCCGTGTCGGTCACTGAATTAATAGTGTTAGTCGGTCCTGAGCCAGACGTGCCAATGGCGACGAAAACGATGATGGTGTTGCCCGGCGTATTCGGGTTCGGAAAGGCTGGCGTCGTCTGATTGGTCACGCTGCTCGCTGACGTGTTCGCGTAGACGCCCTGAATTAACGAACTGCTGCCTGCGATCGCTGCCGTGTCGCCTGCCTCGGTCGCCGCTGCCGTGCCAAAGGCGTTTGCCAGCCCGGTGATCGCTGACGTGTCGCCGCCCTCAGTTGATGACAGCGTACCCGCGATGAAGTCGGTCCACGTGCCGGTGACGATCGAACAGGCGCTAATGTAGAACACCACGTCGCCGTTGTTGCTGCCGCTGGCGACCGTCTCCACCCATTCCACCTGAAAGAACAAATACTCGTTGTTGAGCGTGATGGCTGGCGCGGACCACGAGACAGTGGAGTTGAAGGTGGCGGTGGTCGAGGACAGCGTGATCGTGGAGCAGACCTGCGAGCCGCTGGTCAGCTCGCGCGCGCTGCTGCCGTCCGCGTTCTTGCTGGCCCACACCCGCACGTTGATGTGCCCGGCTTGGCTGGACGATGTTGTGCACCGCATCCCGAAGGCGAGCGTCCACGTCCCGGCAGTGATGTTGGCGGTGTACGGCAACGCCGTCACGAAGGAATCGCCTGCTGTCGTCGCGGTCGCGCCGGTGCCCTTGGTCGGCCCGGTAGCACTAGAAATCTGGTCAGAGGCTGACGCGGTCGTTGCTGTAGCGCTCGCCCCTAGAAACGCCTTCCAGAACGGCGTTGCAGTTGAAATCTTTGCAACCTTCCAGCCATAGGTCGCATTGGCGGCGGTCGGAGCTGAGCCGCCATCCTGCAGTTGCCCGAAAAAGTTGGGCGAAGGCGCTGCTGTACCTAAAACGTAGAATGTTTTAGTCGCCATCTTCCACCCACTTGAAGCTATACGTGCACCGGGGCTTGTCCTTGATCTGGTTCGGATGTTCCGGCCAGAGCTTGCACGCCATTTGCCAATAAGGATTGCCGGTGTTGCGCACCAGACAGATCCCCTTGCCTTCCGATTCCCATCGGAAAGCTGGACAGTAGCCCGCTATAGCAGGCCCGAAATCAGGCGGCGATCCTTTGCAACAGTCGCCGCACTGGCAACAGTAGCCTTCGCGAATCCACATTCACGGCGCATGCGTGATCACTGCTGAGTTGAGTGTCACGGTCTGGCCATTGGTGATCGAGGTCGAGTTCAGGTTGATGTCAGAGCCGGACGTGCCCACCGTCAGCCCAGTAATCTGCGCTGTCCCGCCCCCGTCCTTGATGCGAGCCGCCGCTGCCGTGCCGCTCGCGCTGGCCACGCCGCTTTTGGGCGCACCGGCCATCGTGATCGCTTGCGACGCCTCGGTGAAACTCGGTTTCTGCAAAGCGATACTCACCAAGACCGTGGCCATTGCAGCCGTGCCGATCTCGATGGTTCCATTGCCAGCTTGCGCGTCGATGGCGTTCAGCACCGCCGTCATGCGCGTATCTTTCAGTGCGTTTGCGTAATTAACAGCCATAAGTTGTTTCTATTGGTAAGCTTGCCCCACTGTGTTGCCGTAGATTAGCCCCCCGGCGTTGGGCGTCATCAAGACGAAAATGTCGCGTGCGTTATTTCCCGGTGTGACGATCGGGGC